ATGTTGGGGCTTGTCTGCCAGATGGTCGGCGACAGCGCGCCTACTTGATCGTAGAGGCCCATTTAGATCATCCGGTAATTGACAGTTTTGTAACCCTGAGACTCGCCGACAGCTTCCGGCTTCACTTGCTCCACTTCTTGAGCAAGAACACCAATCTGCGGTTTGTCGTCGCCCTTGTAGTTGTAGCGATAGATCCCGTAGCCAGCGTCAGCGGTTCCAATGCGCTCGATGTTTTCTTTAAGGCGCACGTCGGAGAAGAAACTGCCGGCCGCACCTAGAGTCGAGCTATACCCGCCATTCGGGTCATTACTGGGGTTCATCGGGTCCAGCCTTTCAAAGAGCTGGTTATTCCACGGCTGCTCTCTAGTTCCAACACCAACGCCGCCATAGTTGCCGGTAATGCTCGCTTGGTATCTCGCCAGGTTTTCCCACGGAGATTGAAAGGCCGCCTTGTTCCTCGCGTCCTGAGATGCGCCTACCGTCATTAGCGGATTGATGTTCGCGTAATCCATCGGAGGAGCCAGGTTCATCGCGTTTAGCTGGTTCTGTCTTTCCTGCGCGTAGGCGTTCTGATACGCGGGCAAAGCGGTGTTGGCGAGAGTTCGCGCAAGCTGTTCCTGAAAGCCGCTGTTCCCGACGTTGTTTCCAGCCCCGCCGCCGTAAAGGCCAAGGAACTGGCTCTTGGCAAGACCCAGAGCGTCGTTGACCGAGCCCTCGAGATACGGATTGGTTTTAGGGTCTAGATATTTTCCTGAGATGGTGTCGCCGAGTTGGCGTTGGGATTGGGCTGTGAGGGAGTTCGGGTCTTGCGATTTCTGCGCCGTCATGGTCTCGGCGAGGCGCGTATTCGAGGAGGGCGCGTAGGAGAACGGGCCACGGTTGTAAAGACCTTCCCCGTAGCCGAACATATTCTGGAGATACGGCTGTTGCGCCGCCCAAGGTCCGGTAGAGGACGTGGATTGATAGCTCTGCTTCTCCGGTTTCCCGATTGCAGAATCAAAGATGTCAGATGACAAGGTAGCCCCCGTTATTTTGTTGTTGTGGCTGGAAGCTATTCGACTTCGCAGCGTTGTCTGTCCACTTAATGACTTGCAGGTTGAACTCGTTGTGCAGACCACATACCTTCGCGTGACGAAGCGGGATAATGTGGTCAACTACATGCAACACTCCGGTATCGTTAGTGAGTTGGTGCGCTCGCATGTAGAACTCAGCTACCTTTTCCTTTTCCATCCATCGGCTAGCGGCCATCTTGGCGTGGTACTTGGCGCCGGCCATCGTTCGTCTCCAGCGAGCCGCTTTACCGACAGGAGATTTCACCGTCTGGCGATATTTGGCCTTGATTGCTTCGTGATTGGCGTAGTAGTAGCTAAGGCTGAGGGATTTCCTGCAAGCCTTGCACTCGAATGCCTTGCCTGACTTTTTCCAATAAAACTCATCATCTTCTTTTTCAACTCGGCATCGAGTGCAAGTTCTGGCCATTATTCAACCTTTTTTCTTAGGACTACTTGCTCTAATTTCCACCCGAGGTCTTTGAGCGATTTTTGTAACCCCGGCCTGCAATACGCCTCTATGCAGGAACAATCATTCTCTTTCGCGAAGGCATTGAGCCTCACGGCCATTCTTTCTTTCCACGCATCGAAGTTTTCACCGACGAGAAGAAATACCAGCAATCTCTTGTCCCTGAACCCCGAGAACTTCGTGATGACGATTCCCTGGTCTTCCTCGAAAAGCTGGAAGTGCCCAGAGGCAAGACCACTGATTACGTCTTCCGGCGTATAGCTGGGATTCTCTGCAAGCCCGCGCCTTATCAGCGCTTCAAGATCAAGCACCAGTCAGAACGCGCATTTCCTGCCAAGTCGCATTCGTTGGGCTCTCTACCGTGCAAACCCATCCGATGCGGACATAAGAAGCCGCTACACCGGGAGCCACACTTGGTCTCACCGTCGCATTGCTATCCCAGATGACATCGGAAACAGCGGCGGCCACAGAGGAAGGAACCGAAGCTTGAGCCTGATACCGCGCCGCTATTCTTCCTTCGGAAAGCGTGTTTACTTGCAAGCAAATTGCCCGCATGATTTCCGCTAGAGAGGACTTGTCGTACTTATCCGGCACTCTGAGATCTAGAACAAGCTTACTCACGGCCGGTCTGTACCCATTCAGGAGAGAAGCCCGACATCTCCCAGTCACCAGTCATGATCATTTGAAGCCTGTGCCACCTTGCGTCGCAAGTAACATCGAACTTGCCGCTGGAGAGGTCCGTAATCGCATCGGCGGTTAAACTGTCCCCGATGTTGTTCCGGAAATAGTTCGTCAGTCTCGCAGTCGTCGGAGCGGTCAGGAACCTCGGTCTAATCCTGGTCAGCGTGTTGAACTGCTGATCGTCGCCGTAATCGCCAGTGGTTAGAGTCGTCGTCCCCGCCGGGCCGGTCAGCGTCTTTACTACGTGGCTTGTGTTGATAATTCCCGGTTGTACCGCCGTAGAACCGACAAACGCGGTGTCGTAAGATGCGTTTGGGAAGTCGTTGTAGGTCGCGTATCTGGACCCCAGCCCCTCATAGGTCATGGCCGGGGCTACATACTCAACTGTAGCCTCTACCTGCCTGTCATCCACTCCCCAACGATCTGTCCGGTAGTTGTAAACAACGCAACTATTCGGGAAGATCGAATCGGTTATCGGGTAGTAGAAGTAAACAAGGCTGTTCTTCCTGTCGTGCAGCGCCATACAGACCGAATGGCGGCTCGCGATAAGGGCGGTGTAAACCTGCGTCTTGACCCTGTTCGTTCCAATCGAGATCGGCTTGGACCCGTCGTAGACGTAGAAGTCATCCCCGCCCATGAAGATGTGCTTGGGATTTTCCGGGGTGCCGATATTCACCACGACTTCCTGAGACAACGCCCCGGCAGTTCCGGGGATCTGGTCAAACTGCCAGATATTCGGAGGGCCGGAGTAGACCCCCAAGTACATGGAGGTCTTCTTGTAGACAACAATCGTGTTGCCGAAAGCCCGCCCTGCGGTGATAGCTCCAGGGGTCGCGGTGAGCGTGTCGCTACCAGCCTGAGTTGCGATGGAGGCCGACCAGCTCGCGTAATTGTTAAGGGCCGACCACTGAATACCGTTGGCGGTCGAGGAAGTGTTTAGAGCAAATACGAACTTCCCGACTGTCTCCACGATGTTCGCAATGGGGGCTCCTGCAACGCAGGAAAACGCCCCAGAGGAGACCGATGCTTGGATCGTGTCCGCCCCGTTGGCCGCAAGGGAAACGTCCGTCTGCTGGGCAAAGCGCCATCTGCCGGTCGCTGAGGTCGTGTACGTCGAAGCCCTGCTTACGTCCGTCCACGTAGAAGCCCCGGCCTCGTAGAGTTTTTGGGGTGTCCCGGCTATAAACCTTGTGGTGCCGTCCAGCTTTGACAGGACTGCCGCACCCATGCACGTAGCCCCGAGAGTCGCTAGAGGTGTGTCAGCGGGGCTCGGAGCCCCCTTCAGTCCCTTCAGGCTTGGTAAGACCCCGGCACAGTCCGTCAAAACACCCAAGACGGTTGGATCTGCATCAGGCGCATAACCAAGGAGTTCTACGATCATGTCCAGGTATCCGTAGAAGCGCTCGGCGGGGTCCAGGTGGCTGAATCAGCGGCTTGCGCGGCCCAAGTGTCGGAGTCAGCGGTAGCAGCAGCCCAAGTGTCGGAGTCAGAAGCGGCAGCAGCCCAGGTCTCCTGCACATACCCGGTGACAACGTAGTCGCTGTCGGTGAAGTATGGGGCTGCGAAAGTGGCGTCGGATACCTTGGTCCAACTCATGCGCAGCGAACCTGAAGACCACCAGAGGGGTAAACATCCCTCTGGTCAGCCCGCTCCAACTCCTGCAAGGCATTCTCGAGCAACTGGCTCCAGACAATGATTCTCTTGTCGTTCACCAGATAGGCCGCAGCTTCCATTAAAGCGCCGTAGTAGTAACAACGGGGAGCATTGGTCAGCACCCAGTTCGTAAGATCCGTAGCGATGTCGAGTTTCTTGTAATAGTCAATCTCGACGGTGTAAGACCCGCCCGGAATCGGAGCGACCTGAATCTCTCCACCGATGAGCGTGTAGAACTTCGGCTGTCCCGAGGCGGTCGAGTCCGGATATTTCGCGTCCAGCCATTCCGGGGTCGCGTACTCCAGCCTCAATCTCGGATTGGAGTTCAACTGGATATTCCGAAGAGACAGAAATCCGGTGGGGAGAGCGGTGTATTCAGAATCTAGAGTCGCGGTGGCGCGGTTCTCCATCGCCCGAAGGCGAAGGCGCTTGTTAAGCTTGTCCTCGGCGAGCGTAATGAAATCTGGTACGACCGCTGTAAGGTCCGCCCTATGCAGCGCGCTTACTATCGCTGTCTGTAGTGCCCCGTAATTGGCGAGTGACAAGGTTGATTACCTCTTCTTGTTGTTCTTTTGTTAGGTGCGGTCCCGTGGGGAGACACAACCCAGTCTCCCAAATGCGCTCTGAGTGCTTGAACTTCCCTTCCTGCCGAAAGGCTTGCGTGAGATGCAGCGGCCGGAACACCGGACGGGTATCAACGCCATTTGCTTTTAGGTGCGCCGCCAGCGCCGCCGGGTTCTCCGACTCGGCCACGAACAGCCACTTCCCTTTGCCTTTAAGAGCGTCCCTGTAGCGTTGAGCGTTCTGGAGCCGCTTGGCTACCAGCTCGTCCGCCCGCTCCAACTGAGCGCACCCTATGGCGCCCTGGAGGTTAGTCATGCGGTAGTTCAAACCAGCCACCGTCATGTCGTAGTCGGAGGTAAAACCACCATCCCTGAACTGCTTGGCATTCCCAAGGTTCCCGGTGAGCATCCCGCCCTCACCAGTCGTAAGGCATTTGTTCCCGTAGAAACTGTAAGCCGTCAGGTAGCCTTTCGGCGGAACCATACCCAAGGCTTCGCAGGAGTCCTCGATAACCGGGACTCCGATGTCCTCTACGCCTGCATCCTCTCCGTAGAGATGGACAACGATTACAGCCCTTGTTCTACGGTTGACTAACTTTCTTGCGTGTCCCCAGTTAATTCCGAAGGTGTCCGGGTCCACGTCAACCATGACGGGCCTAGCTCCCACCTGTACCACCACCGCAGCGGTAGCCCCGAATGTGAGACTTGGCAGGATGACTTCATCACCCCGACCAACCCCGAGGGATAGGAGGGCAATGTGTAGCGCACCAGTACCGCTAGAAGTGGCAAGCGCGGGACGC